TGGTGTCTTGGGAGCGTAGAGCTAATTTCCTAACACGGAAGTAACCATCATTATATTTACTGCCAGATTCTTTTAATCGGTATCCACCGACAATCTCAAATGGAGCAAAGCCATACCAAACATAACTTAAAGCTTGTTTAATAAATGCTAACCATGAATGTTCCATATCGTGGCGAAGAGTTTCAAGATAACGTGTCTCAGCACTTAGATCTCCTTCGTAACCTTCAGGAGCCTCTACATACCAAGGAACATCAGCTAATGCTGCATTAAACATATTAACTGCTGTAGCGATTGTAGAATCACTGAGCATCTTCTTATATGTGTATTGGCAGCGCGGCCACGACAGGTTGGGGTCACAGGTTTCTAATATTTGTCCACTTACAACACTCAGTCCATTATAACCAAGTTCTCTAATCCTCATAGGAGGCAAGTCATTGGGATCAGCAGAGCCTAAACTTTCAAGCTCTTCATCTTTTGCCATTATTGGCTCCTATTATTTAATTTGAATGAGGGGGTTAATGTAATTAGATGTTGGGGAGGTGATTGCGGAGAGGAAGCCGCTAGGTATTTTTAATTTACTAGCTAGTCTTATGAAGCTCAAGCTTGTTGAATCACTTAGGTCATCGTGACCAGATTCACCGCTACGTCTTTCACCATCAAAAGCTTCAAGTTCGTTGTAATAAAATGAATTGTCACAATAAATTTTGTTCCAATCATCTCGGCAGCAACCCTTAACAATAGAAACAATTCCTGACTCAACCGCTGAAGCGAATGGCCTAAACATTTCTAATTTTTTAGTGTTGCTTTTCTTAGTTACAACGGAGTAGCCATATTCCCTAATATCACTAGCCATTTTAAAGCAGTTTGCTTTTGCTTGCGGGTTAGGATCTTCTGGTAATACTATAGTGACTTTTTTACCATCTTTATGTGCAAACCCTAAAACATAATCTAACCACTTACCGAAAGTTATTCTTGTTCTGTTAACATCAAGGATGACATAATTACCCTCTTTAGTTTTGCCCATTTTAACCGAAGTTGTGTAGTCCGGCGAAACATAATTATCTGATGGAAGACTGGAAGCGAAGTCAAAACTGCGAACTATTTCAACAAATTCTGAATCTGGAGGAGTCTCTGTAATCTCTTTTAAATCTGAGCGCTTGAAAAAATTGCTCCCGCTCGGACGGGCATACCAATTCCCCCAGCGAAGTCTTTCACAATCCGAAAAAGGGAGAGATTCGAGAGAAGCTTTGTAATCCGGCTGGAGGGCTAGGAGGGGCGGGTTATCTTCAATAGTACCAAACAAACCTAAAAACGATCTTGGCTTAACTTGATCTTTGTGGTCAAAAGGTAAATCTTTTTTGCCATACTTTATAATTAACTCTTCTCGGGATTCTCCCCAGACAACATCACCACCAACACGAAGTAACCAACGGACTGTGCCGTTTAATTCTGGATTAGGTCTGCCTGCTAATGGATGGCCTTCTTGATACAAATACCAATTGGCATATTTCAGAGTCCATGAATCGGGGTCTGGGTTAACCGTCAACCAAATAGAGTGTGGGCAGTTTGCTTTAGAACGTAAACGAGAGATAAGCCACCAGATATCTTCTTCTTCGCTATGAGAAACTTCGTCATACATGATTCCCGAAAATTGCAAACCTTGGTATAATTGGGCTGCGTTTCTATTTTCATAGTGAGAAAAAGCAATGATAGCTCCAGAAGGAAAACAAATTTTCTGGTCTTTTAATTTTACTTTTATCTCTGGGGAATACTGTCTGTACAAACCGACAGCCTCATCAAAGAGGCCGCCTGTTTTCATAATAGCTGTAGAGTTCTTACGAATACAAACTCCACGATAGTTTGGATCTTCTACGAAACGTAGGTGACGCATGAGGCCGACATAACTCTTGGAGCTTCCGGCTGCGCCCCCCACAAGTAAAATATTTTCATTTGCCTTGAGGTATTTTTCTTGGAAAAAACTGCGGGGACGTATAATTTTATACTCTTCCAACAGCTCATTATGGTTTGACATTAAGTTCTCCTGAAAGGGGCAATAAACTATTGTCCGAGAAAAACTTTAAGATAAAATCTAAATGCTCTATTGCTGCACATTCTGTCCAGCCTTTGAATTTATGCTTAGGGATGTATCTCATTCCATTATCTTTTATTTTTGTCAGTAATTCTTTTTCAATAACAGCAGATTGATGAGTTGTATCAAATTCAAATACAGCAATGGGTTTATAGGAAACACCAAATTCCGTATACCGATTCAACCTCTTCTTATACTCTTTACTAACCCCAATTTTTAAGAATCTTTCATCTTCATGAGTCATTTCAAGTAAATATAAGTAACCTGCTCTGTTTTGTAGGAGAGGGTTAATCTCGCATCTTTTAATATAATTCCAATGTTGTTTAGAAGCCCTTTCTTCATAAGCACAACTTTGACAACCATGCCCTTGTAGGAAGGTAGAAACTTCTTTCTCAAAAACACCATGAGTTTTACAAATAATTTTTATAGGTTTTGTTGAATGTTCAAACTCAGTTAGGGAATAATCATAAAGATCGCCGTAAGCTGCTTTTGCTCTCTCAAGAAAACCTTCTTGCCCCATTCTTCTTCCTAATAGGCTACATTCTGGGCAAGGGAAAGTATTTGTTAAGTGAGAGTTTGGTTTAACCTCAAAGTCGCCATGTATCTTACATGTCAACACTACAGGATCTTTGCTTGTTTGATATACGACTTTATCATAAGAAAGGGCATCACCAAAAAGTAGTTGACTCTGTTCAATAAACTTCTCTCTACCTGTTCTTCGATTATCAACCGAACAAGGTTTACATCCGCAACCCATCAGAAAATTACCAGCTATTGCGAGGAAATCTCCATGTGTAGGACAAGTAACAATAACTTTTATTTTACTGTGCAAATACTCTGTTTTATCGTATGTGTATTTGTCACCATGAACCTTCTTAGCTTTATCTAAGAAGCACTCTTGAATAGACATAAAATCCGAATCTACATATTCAGGATAAACACAACCGCAGCTTAATATCTTACCCTGCCTCAAAGCGGATGCCTCCACTCTGTGAGTATTACCACACCTACAAGAGCACTTCCAGTAGTTTAATTTACGACCTTTAGGGGTTGTAGTCGGTTCATCTTCTTCAACTACAGTAAGTCTACCAAAAACCCTACCAATTATATTTTCTTTCTGTCTGGGATTCTCTAAACACGCTTTTCTTAATCTTGCTATTTGTTCTGGCCGATTTGCTGCTTCTAGTGTTAAACAACCGCACGATTTGGTTGTCTTTAAAGCGTCAGACCTTACTCTCTTAATTTTCCCACAAGAACACTCACACATATAATAAAAACGTTTCTTTTTACTTGTTGTGGAATCTTCAATCTTGTGTAATACTTTTAATCTACTACCTTCTGCTAAGGTTATTTCTTCCATCTTTACTACCAACTTAGTTTAATTAGGTGGGGACTATCTGGTTGAGTTGGCGACCAGAAGATATTGCAATATCTTATCATCCCATAATGTGTATAGAGGCCACTCTTCCATGCCTGCCTATACTGAGAGCCAAGATGCTCCCCTCTCCACACACTACCTCTTAGGTGGGTAGTTTAATCCTAAAGATTACTCATCTTCGTCTTCGTCCATCTCTAAAGAGAAGACCGGTCTAATATGTTTACCTTGTTCTGCCAACTCCCTAGCCACTTCCTGAGCATCTTCCTTCGGAACAATATTAGCTTCTTGAGCTTTAGCCATATCTACTTTAAACTTCAGCAGATCAGCTTCTTCTTGTATTTGAGCTTTAGTCAATGTCACAGCATTATTAGCAACATACTTAGCCATATCTGCTGATTGCTTATCTACATCTTTCCCATCCAACACATCCTCAATAATGTCTAATGCTTTAGGGAGCATCTTAGACATTCTGTCAGAAAGTTCTTTCAGGGATTTATTCTTACGTGGGCGAGGTACACCAGCAGAAGTATTAGCTTTACCTTCTCTGCCATCTTGGTGGAATTTAGCTAGAGCCTCTTTCTGCTTAGCCCTTTGTTCGGCTGTAATTTTCGTAGCCATAGGATTCTCTTATGTATAAATACAAGATATTGTGTTTTAAGTTGTTATTATTAGGATAATACACAATATATGGGAATAAATAGTGTATGCACGATGACTACGTACCTCCTCCACCGTTGTGGAGCTTGGACATTAACCCAAGTTATCTTACACTTAAACTAAAAAGCCCATCGAGTGAACTTAATCACTGACAGGTGTTGTTGAATTAGGTTGCCCCCTTTCTACACGTTGAGCATACCCCTCCACTGCTAGTACGACCTATTCAGTATGTTAGAAGGGCATAGGCTGGTATCTTCGGAGGACTTTAGCTAAACGTCTTCAGCCTTCTTTCAGGTGGCATTACTGCCTCATCTCTTTCAAGTTCGCACTTAAAGGTAGCGTATCACCTAATGACTAGGAATTATGGCAGCTATGTTTTCTGCATACGCCTAAGCGTAAGCGTATTTGGTAGCGGTGGCCGGTTACGATCCGACTACTTCTTGGTTATGAGCCAAGCGAGATACCATTTCTCTACACCGCAATTAATATCTTTTATTAT